TCATGTTCGGTGTGCGGTGGCGACGGCCGTGGGTCGATCGTGGGCACCAGGCTAGCCACTGCCACTGAACGGCACGGCATGGGGCGCCGCCAGTGCACCAGCGAGTACAAGCTCAAGCCGATCAAGGTCAAGGTGCGCGAGCTGCTGGGCTACCCGCATCCGACACCGGTGCCGCGTGATGTGTTCGCCGAGCAGTGGATCGGCTTCTCTACCGACGAGATCCACCGCGTGCGCAACCGTTTGGACGTGAACTACTCCCGGCCGCGTTACCCGCTGCTCGATCTAGGCATGTCCCGCAAGGACTGCCAACGCTGGCTGGAGCGCGCGGGGTGGGGCCACACCGCCAAGAGTGCATGCATCGGGTGCCCGTTCCACGGCAATGCCCAGTGGCGGTACATGTACGAGCGGCGCGATATCTGCGCGACGTGTGGCCATTCCCGCGATGACCATTGGCGCGGTTTCGACGAACCGAAGGCGTGCGCGCATCTGTACAACCGGGACCAGCCCGAAGAGATCGCCGATCTGTGCATGTGTAAGCGGTTCCACTCCCTCTGGGACGACGCGGTCGATTTCGACCGCCGCATCCGCAAGGGCGGCGCCTCGGCCAATCCACTCGACGGCGAGGCGTTCCTACACCGCTCACGAGTTCCGTTGGACCTGGCACCAATCGACCGCGTGACACGTGCCGAGTACGCCGACATGCAGCTCGACCTATTCGAGGACGGCGACCCGGACGGCTGCTCACCGTACGGCTGCCGCAGCGGGGAGGTGGCGTGATGCCCATCCGCCCCGAGAACCGCGACCGCTACCCCAAGGACTGGCCCGAGATCTCGCGCCGCATCCGGTTCGAGCGCGCGCAAGGCCGCTGTGAGTGCGAGGGCGAGTGCCTACGGGGTACACACCTCGACCGCTGCACGAACGTCAACGGACAGCCCGCATACGGCACCGGCAGCCGCGTCGTGCTGACCGTGGCGCACCTGAACCACACACCCGAGGACTGCCGCGATGAGAACCTGCGCGCGATGTGCAACGGGTGCCATCTCCACTACGACAGAGAACATCACGCAATGACACGAGCGCAGACGCGCCGCCGAAAGCAACTCGACGCCGGTCAGATGGAGCTAGCGATATGACGAGGCTGGACGAATTGATCACCACCGAGCAGGCGGCAGCGATTGAAACACTGCGTTCAACGCTTGGAGTCGATCCAGCGGCCGATCCGAAATTCTGGGAGTGCTTGCTCGCGCAGATACTTTCCGGCGTGACGACTGCCGCGAGCGCGGCGCATGACATCGATCTCGCCGGGATTGGGGTCGAAGTCAAATTCTCACGCGAGTTCTCAATGGTGTTGGGAGACAACCGGCGGTCCAACGTATTTCGGTGGACCGCTCTGTCTGGCCATGGGGACACGCCCAAGGATGCATCATCGACGATTCTGGTCGGGCTGGATCGGTCCCGGTGCGTGTGGTTCTGGGTCATCCCGGCCGAGGCGCTCTGCGGGACACGCACCGTTACGTGCGTTGTGCCCTCTGACCGTCGTGGCACCGACCGTTCGGCGCTGAGTGGATACGCGTGCGACACAAGCGACTTGCTAGCGCGGGTCCTGCACTACGACCTAGAGCACCACGCGCAGACGCGCCAGCGGGCCCGCACGGCGGCTCTTGAGGCACAGATGGACCCGATGTTCGGCCCCGAGATTTTGGGGTGAGAAGGAGTGCCGAACGTGCCGCAGTCTGAATACGTGCACGCGAATCAGAGAGAGGAACACCGTGGCTAACTCGGCCGGAATGCTCAAGGAATCAATCTGGCGCGACGGCCATTTCCGAGCGCTCTCGCGGACTGCGCAATGCACCTACGCGCAGCTGCTCAGTCAGAAGGATCTCGACCGCGCCGGGATGCAACCGCTCCAAATCACCAAGTGGGCCAAGGGATGCGACGAGATGTCTGTCGACGACCTGGAGACCGATCTCCGCGAGCTGGAGCGTGAACGGTTCGTGTTCTTTGACGAGGACACAGACGAGTTGTTCATCCGCGCCTACATGCGCACCACTGAGGTCACCCGGTATCCGCAGTACCTCAAGAGCGCCTTGAAATGCGCCGTCATGGTGGCCTCGCCCAAGCTGCGCCATGAGCTGGCGGTCGAGCTACGTCGCCTGCGCAAGCCCGAGGCGACCAAGGTCGCCGATGAGATTGACCCGTCTGACCCTGACCCCGATGACACCGTGACGGAACCGTGCGAGAACCCTGACGGCACCGTGCCCGAAGGGTGCGAGAACCCTGCCGGAACCGTGAACCCTGACGGCACCCTGCCCGAACCCTCTAGGGAAAGGGTAAGGGTAGGGGTAAGGGAACTTACGTTGGTAAGTACTCAAGTTGGGGAGCGCTGCGCGCCGCCCCCCGAGTTCTGCCCCAAGCATCCTGGCGGCACCGAGGACCCGTGCCGCGCCTGCCAGCGCTACCGGGAGCAGTACTCCCAGTGGGCCGCAGACGACGCGGCTCTCGCCGCCGCCGAGCAGCGCGCACAACACCGGGGCGAGCGAGATGCCAAGCGCCAGGCAATCGCCGCGTGCCGCCTGTGCGACCAGGACGGCTACAACGGCCTCTCCGTCTGCGATCACGTCGACCGCTCGGCCACCGCCAAAGCCGGACTCGCCAGAGCCCGCGCAGCGCTCGAAAATCCCCCCGCCGCGACCGGATAGTCACCAACCCCCTGAAATCCCGCCAGCGTTCAACTCAGCCCCAGGAATCGATATGCGAACGGAGACACGATGACCCAGAAATCGGACCCCGAGTGGTTTACCTGCCCCGGGCTGACCGACGGCGCTCGCGTGGCCGTGCTGCTCGACGACGGCACGCTGGCCGAGGGCTACTGGCACGACGGCGCGGTACACGACGAGCCGCGCAAGCCAGCTCGCCCACCCGCGCCCTGGCGCATCCACAAGCGCACCGACGGATGGACTCGCTGGACCATCTGCAAGCAACACGCACTCGACGAGTGCGAGCCGTGGTGCTATTTCGAGACCAGCACCGAAGCATTCGCCGCGTTCGCTGCCGGGTGTGCGCGATGAGCGAGCTACGTAACGACTGGCGGCTCCCCGATCCCCCGGACCTGTCCGGATGGCACGACGTGGGCCGAATCGTCAATGGCATCAATCCCGCGTTGCCCGATCTGGATCCACGGATCACGCTGTCAGCCCAGCTGCACCGACGAGTCAAGTTCACCAACGATGAGGTCTATCTAGACCATCTGGCCTCGCTCTTCTACCGCGATGTGGATCTCGCATCGTTCGAGTGGAGTGACGAGATGCGGAAACTGCCAGGGCAATTCGATGACCGACCACACTTCGGCGATTCACGCGCTCGCCGGATTATCAGTGAAGCGCTGGCCGGCCAATGAAGCACGGCGACGCAGAGCGCATATGGCAGATGTGCCTAGACCTCGGGCTGGCGGTGCAGCCCTGGCAGCGCGCACTCCTTGACCACTACGAGCAGCGGGACATCGATGCCCAATTCGACCAGATAGCAAGGAGCTTCACCGAATGACCAAGTGCAAGCGCTGCGACCGCGCTACCGAGCTGTTCGTGTGCAAGGCGTGCGTGAGCGAGCTGCGCGACCGTCTGCGCGCGCTGCCCTGGTGGCTCGATCGACTCACCGAGACCGCCGTCGGGCAAGCCAGACTCAGCCCCAGTGGTCGCGGCGGGCGCCGTCGGGTGCTACACGGCGACGACACGCTCGTGAGCCACGTTGAACCGTTCCCCCGCGACAAGGACAGCGCACCAACCGAAAAGGACCACCAGGAGCGCCACCAGGCCGCCCTATGGCACGCGCTGGCACTCGGCCGAGCCAACGGGCACGCCAGCGACGAGCTGGACCGCATCGGCAACGCGCTCTCGACGACCATCCGCGACATGTGCGAGACGCGCGGGCTGCAAGTACCCGAGTTCCGCACGCAGCCAAACCCCGCGCCCGCCAACGATCCCGAGCCCGCACGGGCGTACGTGCCCGATGCAACGACCGCTGCACTGCCGGACGCCTGCGCACGGTGCTATGTCGCGCTGCCTACGTCCGCGACCGGCGCCCTGTGCGACGACTGCGACGGGGCACCAGAGCTGCGCACACCCGAGCCGTCGGCGGCCACCTTGCAGGCGACGTACACCGGCAAGCGCGGCGAGGACACACTGCCGGTGACCACCCTGGCGCGCATGGCCAAATGGCTGTACCGGCACGCTGACGACGTGGCCCTGCAAGAGAACGCCGCCGAGATCTGCGATGAGATCGAGCGCGTGTTCCGCTCTGCCACCCGCGTGGTCAATCGCCCGCCGGAGCCGATGACCATCGGGCCGTGCATCACCGACCCCGCACCCGAGGCTGTCCTCAAGGAACGAACCGAGCAGGGCGACAGGACGACCCGATGCGGATATGCGCTCACCGCGCCGCACCAGAGCAACCAGATCGTGTGCCCACGGTGCGGCGTCGGGCACGTAGTGGCCGACGTGCTGGCACACAACCTCGGCGAGCTCGACGACCGCAACGCCACCGTGCGCGAGCTGGTGGACGTGGTGCTGCCCCGCCTCGATGAGCACGTACCGCAGCGCACCATCGAACGGTGGATCCAAAACGGGCATGTGCCGGTTCGCGGCCATGACACCCACGGTCACCAGATGGTTCGCATTGGCGATGTCCGGCGAGTGCGCGCACAGCGACCGCGACACGCAAAGCGTGCCTGACCAGCGACGATGCGAGCGTGTGGCAAAATGGCGCTCAACATGCCAGTAGGTGAGCTGTATCTACTGCATGAAACCCCCGGCCTAGCTGGGGGTTTCGTCGTATCAGGGGTCAGCACATCACGCCCTGATAGCTGGTTCTGTAGCTCAAGAGGTTAGAGCGGGTGAACAAGTCCCCGGTGGAAACGTACGACACAAGTTCCGGGTGGAAACCAAGATGCGGGATCATGGCCCGCCAGAGCCCCTATGTCAGGCCCTCGGCGTAGAACTACCCGATGGACGCGCGCAAGGCTATACGCGAGGTCATCGAGGCCATCCCGAGCCTGTTTGGCCATACCCGCAAGACGACCATCGGCGCCGAAGGCGCCACCGAGACCGTCATCTACACACAAGCGCAGGTGGCCGACCTCATCGCCTCGGTGCTCCCCGATGCCCTCAAGACCAAGGGTCACATGGTGATCGCACTACCCGAGGTCGAGTCCTACGAGTCCGGCCGGCGCTACGTCCGAGTACCCATCACCGCGCAGCCATGGTCTGACGGCACCGTGCCCATCAGTCCACACGGTGACGCGGTGGCCATCCGCAACGTGCCCGACAAGCTGCCCATGCAGGACGTGCCAGCGCTGGCCTCGGCGCTCATGGCCGCCTACTGCACATGGCACCGAACGCGACCGGTCTAGCTGCCACCCTGCTTGCGCTCCAACATCGCGCGTATCAGCCCCAGCTCGGCACTGATGGACAGCAACGCCTGTACCTTCGCGTACTCCAGATGCCGCTCGCCGTCCGGATGGTCAGCGGCATCCCGCGAGAAGATCGCCGATGCACCGCCATTGAGGCGGCTCCACGCCTCGGCCCTGAGATCTTCAATGTCGGATGGCTTCATTGTCATGAGCTGGGATGGTAGGCGACAACCCGATGAGCAACCTGCGCAACGGCAGTCTTGAGCGCAAGGTCAAGCGTGAGTTCCGGCAGCGGTGCAAGGCCATCCGCGCGGTGTGCTGGCTGTGTCGTCAGCCCATCGACTACGCCGCCGCGCCGCAGACCCCCGAGGCGTTCGAGCCCGACCACTACCAACCCGTCGAGAGCCATCCTCACCTCGCCTACGACATGACCAACCTTCGGCCCTCTCACTGCCGGTGCAACCGAGCACGGCAGGACACACCGCCTGAGCAGCGGAGATGGGTCCAACCCGACTGGTGAGCGGTGTTTGCAGAGCGCATAACCGCAGGTCAGAGAGTTAGCTGCCGGATGCAAAACCCCTGGTAGGGAGGGGGGTTCGATTCTCTGCAAACGAGCTGGCAGGCGACTCCGCGGTAAGGCTCCCTTTTCGCAAACGCCGTTGGACCTGAACATATCCCGCGACCGCTGTACAGGAGGCGTGTCCCATGCCTGACGTACACAATCGCACCCGATACCTGGCTGGTTGTCGCTGTGACCAGTGCAAACTCGCCAATTCGGAGTACCGCAAGGAGCTCCGGCAGCGGAAGAAGGGCGCGGAACAGTCCGGACGCAAATTGGCGTCCGTGCGGTCGATGCCAGCAAACGCCGGTGGCGAGCAGAGCGCGCCGCGAGCCCCGGTGATCGGCGACGTACAGCAGGGCGTGATAGCTGAGATCGACACACTCGGGGTCGCCGCGTCGCGGCCCGGCCTGGTGGCCACGGCGTACGCGCTGGCGCGAGTACTCGACAACCAGCTGGCCATCGCGCAGCACCCCTCGGCGGCCCGCCAGCTCTCCGAACTGATGGACAAGCTGCGCAAGAGCGGCAGTGTCGGCAAGGGCAAGCTCGCCGCTGTGCGGGCGATGACCCGCCAGACCGGAACCGGCGAGGCCACGGGTTGAGTACCGCGTGCGCAGAGCGCATTCTCGGATGCACCGAGCCGCGCATCTTCACCCCGCCGCGCCGTGAGTTGACCCCGCAGACCTCGCACGGGTTCGCGTGCATCGCGTTCGCCGAGCAGCTGCTCGGGCTGCGGTTGTTCCCGTGGCAAGAGTGGCTGCTCATTCACGCGCTGGAGCTCAACGAGGACGGCACCTACCGATTCCGGTTCGTCATCGTCGAGGTGGCCCGGCAAAACGGCAAGTCGCTGATTCTGCTCGTGCTGGCGCTGTGGCACCTGTACGCGCTCGATTCCAAGATGGTCATCGGCACCGCGCAGGACCTGGCCCGCGCCGAGAAGGCATGGGACGAGGCCGTGCAGTGGGCCGAGGGCGACGAGGAACTGGCGCACTTCATCGAGAAGGTGGACCGAGGCCACCCGAAGATGTTGCGGCTGGCCAAGACTGACGAGACCCCATGGTTCCGCGACTATCAGGTGGCCGCTGCCACTCGTCGCGGCGGTCGCGGCTTCTCCGGCGACTTGATTCTGCTCGACGAGCTGCGCGAGCACACCAACTGGGAATCGTGGGCGGCCGTCACCAACGCGATGAACGCCCGTCCCCGTGGTCAGGCGTGGGCGTTCTCCAACGCTGGAGATGCGATGTCCATCGTTCTGCGCTGGCTGCGCACCACGGCACACCAGGGGCTCGGGTGGCCCGACGGCGACGCGGACGCGGCGGTACTCGGCGAGCTCGACGCCGAGATGGAGGAATACCTCGCCGAGCACGCCGACGAGGAAATGACCGGCTGGTTTGAATGGTCAGCACCCCCCAAGGCCAAGCGCACCGACCGGCAAGCATGGGCACAGGCCAATCCCTCGATGAATCACACTGAAATCACCGAGGATTGCGTCACCGAGCGGGCCATCGCCGGGGCACTGCGGGGCAACCCGCCGCACATGTTCGAGACCGAGGTGCTGTGCCGGTGGGTCTCGATGTCCGACGCCGGACCGTTCCCCGAGAGTTCGTGGGCCGACACGCTGGACAACACCGCACGCCCCGCCGAGGGCAGTCCTCGAGTTGTGTGCGTGGACGTTTCCTGGTCACGCACCCACGCCTATGTCGCGCGGGTAGGCCTAGACGATGACGGCAAGCCGGTGGCCGGCATAAGCGCCGACCGCTCCGGAACCGATTGGGTGATCCCCTGGCTGGTCGAACACCAGGACGGTTTCGCCGCCGTGGTCATGCAATCCAACGGTGCCCCCGTCACGTCGCTGATCGAGGACGCCAAGGCCGAAGGCCTCAACGTGATCGAGTGGGGCGGCGCTGATCTGGGGATCGCCACCGGCAAGGTCTGGGACCACATGAACGAGCGCACCCTGCGCCACCTGGAACACCCCGGCCTCGACGCGGCGGCTACCAGCGCCGCCATCAAAGTACTCGCGCAAGGTGCGTGGGTCATCGACCGAGCCAAATCGCCCACCGACGCCGCACCACTGCAAGCCGTCATCGGCGCGGTATGGGGACTGGAAACACTTGAGCCGGAGAGTCGTTCGGCCTACGAGGACGAGGAGCTGATGATTGTTTAAGCGTAAGCATCCCGCAGTAGGGCGTGAGGCCGTATGGAACCTGCACTCTGGTAGCACAATTCGTGGTGTCCTCGTGAAAGAGGCAGGCCCGAAGCTGATCTTGCGCGCGGCCAGCGTGTACGAGCCTGGCCAGGAATGGATACCGGCTGATGGCGAGATCATCATCGACTCCGGCAACGTGGACTACGTACAGGTCCCCTGATGGGCATCACGGTTAGCGGTGGTACCCCGATCCCCATCGGTACGCCATGGTCTCGGTACTCCCCGATCCAGCAGCGCATCGACATCTCGCCGTTCCTATCACTGGAGTATTTCGAGATCTGGCGCCTACAACCCTCGGTGCGGCGCGTGGTGTCGTTCCTGGCGCGCAACATCGCCCAACTCGGCATCGGGGTATTCGAGCGCCAGTCAGAGGCCGAGCGAGCCAAGGTGTTCGAGCACCCCCTGGCCAAACTGCTGTACCGGCCCAACCCCAAGATGACGCCGTATCGGTTCAAGTCAACGCTCATCCATGATCTGGGCATCTACGACGTTGCCTATTGGCGCAAGCTGCGTGTTGGATCCAAACTGGTTGGCCTCCAGCACCTACCGCCCCGGCTGGTGACCCCGGACAACTACAACTCGCCGGGCCTGTCCCCCACCGCTTTCAAGGTCGCCGGTCCCGCTGGCAGTGCCGGTGAAGTCATCCCCGCTGATGACGTGTTCTATGTGCGCGGGTACGGCGGCATCTACGACATCGGCATTTCGCCGCTGGAGTCGCTGCGTCAAATCCTGCGCGAAGAGTGGTCGGCCAGCGACATGCGCGACCAGATCATGCGCAACGGCGCCCGCATGTCCGGATACCTTTCCCGGCCCAAGGAGGCCCCCGCGTGGACCAAGGAGGCCCGCGCGAAGTTCAAGGAGTCGTGGCGTTCTCAGTACGCGGGGGCCGACGCCAGCCAAGCGGGCGGCACCCCAGTGCTGGAGGACGGCATGACGTTCGTTCAGGCCAGCCAAACCGCAAAAGACTTGCAGTACATCGAGGGCCGCAAGCTCACCGACGAAGAGGTATGTCGGTCCTACTTCATCCCGCCGCCCATGATCGGCATCCTGGACCGGGCCACGTTCGCCAACATCACCGAGCAGCACGCCATGTTGTACCAAGACACCCTCGGCCCTCTGCTCGAACAGATCGAGGACGAGATCGACCTCCAGCTGCTCCCCGAGCTGGAGCCTGTGACGCCAGAGCGATTCTTCTGCGAGTTCAACCTGCGCGAGAAGCTGACGGGCAATTTCAAGGACCGTGCCGGGATCATGCAGACCGCCGTCGGCGGACCCTGGCTGACCATCAATGAGGCACGCGCCCTGGACAATCGGCCACCCGTGGAGGGAGGCGACGACCTGATCAAGCCCCTGAACCTCACTCAGAACGGCGACCGCAACCCGATACCGGCTGACGACCAGGCCCCGGAGCAACCGGCTGACAACGAAGCCACCGACGAACTCGACGACGACGAGTAAGGGAGTACCACCCATGCGCACCAAAATGGCGAATATACAAATCAAGGCCGGACCCGACGACGGGCTCGCTGAAGGTCAGTTCACCGCGTACGCCAGCGTATTCAGCAACATCGACAGCTACGGCGACGTGGTAGTCAAGGGCGCATTCGCCAACTCCCTTGCCGAATGGGCGAAGTCGGGCAGTCCGATACCGCTTCTGTTCGGGCACAACATGTCCGATCCGGACTACAACATCGGGCACGTCGAGTCCGCGGTGGAGGACGAGCACGGACTGCTCGTTACCGCGCAGATCGACACCTCCAACCCCAAGGGGTTGCAGGTGTACAAGATGCTCAAGGGCCGCCGCGTCAATCAGATGTCGTTCGCCTACGACATTCTCGACGGCGGCATGGCCGAGCGGCCCAAGGCCGGTGCGACCGTCGGCGAGGACGGCACCGTGCCCACCGAATCGTTCTACGAGCTGCGCGAACTCAAGCTCTACGAGGTGTCGGTGGTGACCATCGGCGCCAACCAGGACACCGAGATCCTTGCCGTCAAGGCACGCGAAATCGCAGCGGACACCAAGGCTGGCCGCGTGCTGTCGGCCAAAAACGAGAGCGAACTACGAGACGCACACGAGGCCATCAGCCGTGTGCTCTGCACTCTCGGCAGCACACCTGACGAGGACAAGGCCAGCGAATCCGGCCCGTCTGAGCCAGCGCCCGAAGCGGCGCCCGTTCAGGCCAACCGCAAGTCGCCCGTCGCATCCTCGGCGCACAAGTTGATCGAGCTGGAACTAGCCAGCGCGATCTAAATCCAAAGAATCAGAAGGAGATTCACATGTCTGCACGACTGTTGCAGCTCAAGGAGCGCGCCGACGCGGCACTCAAGACGGCGCGCGACATCGCAGAGAAGGCCGAGGCCGAAGGTGGCCGCGACTTCAAGGACAACGAGCAGGTCGAGTACAACACCGCCGTGGCGGCCGCCAAGGACATCTTGGAAGCCATCAAGGCGGTCAAGGCCGATGAGGCAATCTTGGCCGAGGCCAAGACCTTTGCCGACAACATCGGCGTCCCGGAAACCAAGGGCGGCCATGCCGAGCTCAATTTGAGCCTCGGTACGACCGTGATCCAGTCGCCGGAGTTCAAGGCGATGATGGATCGGTTCAAGACCGGCAATGGCGAGTTCCGCATCCCGGACCGCGCCAAAATCCAGTCCGACGCGATCTCGCTCAAGTCGTTGTTCGTGGGTCAGTCCCGCACCAGCGCTGGCGCGTTCATCGTCCCGGACCGCACCGACATTGTGGAGATGCTGGGCCGTCGGCCGTTGCGTCTGCGCGATCTGTGCGCCAAGCGTCGCACCACCTCCGATGTGGTGGAGTACGTGCGCGAGACCAGCCACACCAACAACGCCGCTCCGGTTCCGGAAGCCAGCAGCGCAGCGGCGCCCACCGCGCCCGGCTCGGCCGGCCCACTGGTGACCGATCCGAACGGCGGCTACAAGCCCGAGGGCTCGTGGGCATTCGAGGTCAAGCAGGCCACGGTCAAGACCATCGCCGAGTGGGTGCCGGTCTCCAAGCGGGCACTTGCCGACGTGGCGCAGCTGGAGGGCCTGATCAACGATGAGCTCCAGCTCGATATCGCCGAGGCCGAGGACAACCAGTTTCTCAACGGCAACGGCGTGGGTGAGAACCACACCGGCATCCTGAACACCTCCGGCATCCAGACGCAGGCGTTCACGACCGACATCTTCACCTCCCTGCGCAAGGCGATCACGAAGCTGCGCACCGTGGGCCGCGTGCAGCCGAACGCGATCCTGGTCTCTCCGGCAGTCAAGGAGCAGATCGAGCTCACCAAGGACGAGATGGGCCGGTACTACTACGCCGGACCATTCAACACCGGAGTGACCACCTTGTGGGGTCTGCCGGTCGTCGATTCGGAGATCATGCCCGACACGCACGCTCTGCCCGGCGACTTCTCCAAGGCCGTCATCTGGGACCGCGAGCAGACCAGCATCACCATGACCGACTCGCACGCGGACTTCTTCATCCGCAACCTGGTGGCGGTGCTGGCCGAGGAGCGCAACGCGTTCGGTGTCACCCGCCCGCCCGCCTTCTGCAAGACGGCGGTGGCCTGATGACTCTGCGCGAGTACGAAGTGGCCACCGGCGACCCCTGGGGCCGCACAACCACCATCCAGCTCTCCGACGAGGACGCCAAGGCGCGCGGCTTGATCCCGCACACCAAGGCCGACACCAAGGCTGACACCGAGGACGACGCTGGCGAGGGTGATAAGGGCGACAGCGGGGATGCTGGCGGCCAGAAGCAGGCCAAGGCACCGGCCAACAAGGCCGCGCCGAAGGCTCCCGCCCACAAGGGCAGCGCCGAGGCCTAATGCCCGAGCTGGACGAGGCTGCCGTCGAGCAGTACACGCAGGGGCGGCTGGTCGCCGATGATCCGGAGACTGGCCGCCTTCTGCGGGCAGCGCTGGCCGCTGCTCGTGCGTACTGCGGATGGCACGTGACGCCGGTCAAGACCGGCGACACGGTGGAGCTTGACGGGCCGGGCGGCAACACGCTGATGCTGCCCACCCTCAAGCTCATCTCGCTCGCCGAGATCCGCGAACGCAGCGCACGCTACGGCGGGGCCACCGATGAGACGGTCTACGCCCCTGCCCAACTGGAGATCTCACGGCAGGGCATGGTCCGCAAGAGGCCCGGAATCGCACCCGGCCCGCCGTGGTGGACCCACGAGCTCGGTGCGTTGAGCGTCACGATGACCCACGGCTTCACCGACGACGAGGCCGCGAACTGGCAAGGCGCCATCTTGTCCATGGTTGACCGGGTATCAACCATGATCGGCGGTGGCCCGTTCATCGGCATCGGCCCGTTCCAGTACGGGGCAACTACGTCGTCGAGCGCTCACTCACAATTCAGCGACGCCGAACGCGCCACGTTCGACCTCTACCGACTTGAGCCCACGCCGTGACCGAGTGGGTGACGGTCACCCCGCTTGGCGGCAAGGACCCCATTACCGGCGACCAGCTGCCCGACGGCGCACCGCTGCGCCTGTTGGCCTACGAGGTTGCGCCCGGTAACACGCTGTTGCGGTTCGGGATTGGCGGCGACCTCGACTCGGTGGAATTCACCACCTACCTGCCGTTGCGCCACCGCGGCGCGGGCGGGGTGTGGACAGCGACCGCAGCCGTGCTGGCCAAGCCGTTCCGCATCGAGGTACGCCACCGCAAATGCCTTGGCCGCATGCAGGAATGGAACTCACGTGGCCGGGGCGGTATCGCCGTGCTGTGTCACTCGGCAACCGGCAAGGGCACCTGATGCGTGTGCAGGCCGCCCCCGCGCCGCTGCTGCGCGCCTGGCTGGCCCCGAAGTTCTCCGGCGTGACCGTCGCCGACGCGGTGCCCGACGAATGGACACCCGACGAGGCGCCGGTCATCGTGCTTGCCGACGACGGCGGCCCCGTCGTCGTGGCCTGGTCCGGGCAGATCGTGCGGTCCTATCACGTCATTCGCATCACCGCGCGCGGACGAGTCCGTACCGCCGTCGGTGAACTCGCCCGCATAGCGGCGGGCCACCTGTCCACCGCCCGCCTGCCGGGCATCAAGGTCCACGGCGTCGGCCCGGTACTGGAGTCTCGAGACCCCAAGACCGGGGCGGCGCTCGCCTCCACGCTGGTCAATGTCCAAGCACGAGCCAGGCAGATCTGATGGCCAAGAGCCCGACGTTCAAGCTCAACAAGAAGGCCATCGCCGAACTAGCCAAAGGCGCAGCCGCACAGGCCGTTGTCACATCGGTTGCCAACGACATTGCGGCCGCTACCGGCATCGAGGCCGAGGTCGTCGAGTACACCACCGACCGCGCCGTGGCTGCGGTCAAGGTCCGCGCGTTCGACCAGGCCGCCGACGGCGTGCTCTCCCGCGCTGCTGCCAGCGCCGGAATTCACATCGCTACCAAGTAGGCGGCCCAGTACCGCAACAAGTTTCACCGACCACCACAGGGGTTGTCGGTGTTTGTCCGTGCGCGCCGTCGCCCGGACTCGACAAGAAGGAGAATCACAATGGCCGGCAATGCCGACAACGTGAAGCTGTGGGACGGCGCTGATGTGCTGATCTACACGGGCACGGATAGTCCGTACGACATCACCTCGCCAGCGACCGCCAACAACCTGCCCGCGACGATCACCGACCCGTGGCCCGCACTGTGGAAGTACGTCGGCCTCCTGCACGGCGACAACGGTTTCGAGAACACCCGCGAGTGGAATGAAACCGACATCACCGCATGGGGTTACGGCGTGGTCAAGGTGGCCAGCAAGAACCTCAAGGTGGAACGCAAGTTCACTGCCTTGGAGGACAACGAGACCACTACATCACTGATTTGGCCGGGGTCCACGGACACGGCAATCGTGGTCCCCAAGCCCGCCAGCCGCTTTATCGCGTTCCAGCTGGTTGACGATCTCGGTCACACCACGCGCTACATCTCCAAGCTGCGTTCGCGCATCTGGGCGCCCAACGCCAACGAAAAGGAAGGCGCCGCAGACGGATACGGGTTCACCGCCCGCATCTTCCCCAATAGCAACAAGGAGCTGTTCGCGCTCCAGAAGTCGGCGGCATAGCCATGATCCGAGTGGAGCTGACCAAGGAAACAGAGCATTTCCCCGCTGGCGCGGTCATCGCGGTCGATGAGAACTCAGCCAAGGCGCTCATTGCCCGCAAGGAGGCCAAGCTCGTTGGCGAGGTCGAGCCCGAGGTCGTCGAATCGGGCGGCGAACGGGCGCGGGCCATCAACGCCGCCGCCAAGGCCGACACCGAAGCCGAGACTGAAGGCGAGGACCCGCCGAAGAACGAAGCCCGCAGCACCGCAAAGGGTTCCAAGTAACCACAGCCGTCACCCCGCGCCGTTTCCCTCGGCCCGGCGCGGGGTGGCTTCACCTGTCAATGCCGGGGAGCCGAGGGAGAATCTGAAATGGCAAAACAGACAACAAGTCCGGCCGAGGCCGAGGCGAAGGGCATCGAGACTCAGCAGGTCGCCTACGGCGGCCACGCCTACGAAGTGCCTGCCACGGTGGATGATTGGCCGATTGAAGCGCTGGAGGCAGCCGAACGAGGACTACCATCCACGCTGCTGCGAAGCGTGCTCGGACCGGCACAGTACGGCGCGTTCAAGGCGCGGCACAACACCGTCAAGGATCTGCGGGCGCTCTCCGACGCCATCGCCGAAGCGTCCGGATTCACCGCCGCGCTGGGAAACTAGTTGCGCCAGTGATCCGCGCAGTGCCTCCGACATGTGTTGCACTGCGCGGGTTTCTGGCCCTGCTCCGGTTCCACTGCGATCTCGTCGAGGCCGACCTTTCGACGTTCCATCACATCGACTACCGGGACCGCTGGCGTCGGGACTCCGAGGGGATACGGCGGCTCACGCTGCGCATGATCCATGTCCGCGTGACCCACCTACCCGCCACATCGGCTCTGTCCCTGCACTTTTCCAACGGCAAATCAGCGTGGGACCTACACGCTCACCTCATGGCCGACATGGTGACCGCCTGGACCGGACACCAGTACGACCGCAACGGCGAGCATGCCCACGCGCAGAAGCAAGCCACCGAGCGCCGGGAGAAACGGCGCGAGTCAGCCCGCAAACGCGCACGAGCGCACAACAGCCGAACGGTGGCCGATGACATCGCCAGAGCCAAACGCAACGCCAGAGGGGGTCAATGATGGCCGATAAGACCAACATCGGGTACGCCATGCTCCCGGTGGCGCTGTCGTTCGAGAACATCACCAAGGAGATCGCCAGCAAGCTCGGCATACCCCTGAAAGCGGCGGGCACCAAGGCCGGTGTGGACGCGGGCGCGGCAATCGCCGCTGGCGTCGAGCAGGCCAAGGGCAAGGTCGAATCGTCCAGCGCCAAAGTCGCCACGGCCCTGAAGAAGATTGAGGACCAAACCGGCAAGGTCAAGGTGGCCGAGGCCCAGCTACAAGCATTGCGCGACAAGGGTGTCACCGACGCCGGGCGGCTGGCGGCGGCCGAAGAGAAGGTGGCCGCCGCACAGCGCAACCTCACGCAGGCCGAGAACACGCACACCAACGCCACGGGCGCGCTGCGCAACGCCCAAGTCAACCTCGCCAAGGCCCAAAAGGATGCCGGGGATGCCGCCGAGGGCGCGGCGGTCAAGTTCGGCCTTCTCTCTCGCGTCAGCGGCGCCACCGGCAACGCGCTCGGCGCGGCGGCATCGGGAGCGCGCAGCCTGACCGGAAGCCTGGCAGGCGCGGCCGGCCTCGTCGGCGGGGTTGCCGCCGTGACCACCACCTTGACCAAGGCGCTCACTGTCGGGCTGGACTACACGCGGTCGATGAACACCATGCAGGCGGTATCGGGCGGCACCGCCGAGCAGATGGCGCAGGTGGGCGCGCGGGCACGCGAGCTGGGCAACGACATCAGCTTGCCGGGCACCTCGGCCAACGACGCCGCTGCGGCCATGACCGAACTGGCCAAGGGCGGGTTCGATGTTCAGCAGTCGATGGACGCTGCCAAGGGCACGCTCCAGCTGGCGGCCGCTGCCGGTATCTCCGCCGCCGAGGCCGCCACCATCCAGTCCAACGCCCTGAACTCCTTTGGCCTGAGCGCCGACTACGCGGGCAAGATGTCCGACATTTTGGCCAACGCCGCCAACGCCTCCAGTGCCGAGATCACCGATATCGCCTATGGGCTCCAGGCAGGGTCGGCGGTGGCCAACCAATTCGGGATCAGCGCCAAGGACACCGCCGCGACGCTGGCGCTACTGGCCAACAACGGCATCAAGTCCTCCGATGCCGGTACGTTGCTCAAGTCCGCGCTGCTGCACCTGGCCGCACCGTCCGATCAGGCATCAGCTGCCCTCGATGCCCTCGGGGTGCAGGCCTACGACGCCCAAGGCAATTTCGTCGGGCTCGCCGCGCTCATGGGCCAGCTCCAGGAGGCATCCAAGCGGCTGACCCCGCAGATGTTCCAGGAGAACGCCGCCATCGCGTTCGGCTCAGATGCGGCCCGCCTGGCGGGCATCGGCGCCAAGGAGGGCGCCGACGGATTCAACAAGATGGCCACGGCCATGGACCGCTCGGGGGCCGCTGCCGACGTGGCCGCCGCACGCACCAAGGGCCTGCCCGGTGCGGTGGAGCGCATCAGCAATGCGGTCGAGTCGTTCTCGCTGGCGCTCTACGACGTGATCAGCGGTCCGGCCCAACAGTGGGCCGACCGGCTCGCCGAGGGCATAGGCAAGGCCGAGGACGGATTTAAGGCGGCTGTCCCCTACGTCAAGGACTTCTTCAAGGAGATCGACCAATCGGGCGTCATCGATCTGGTCAAGGGCGCGTTCTCCACGCTGCTGGACACCGTTACCGGCGTCGTGACAGCAGGGATCGCGGTCGGGCGGTTCTTCAACGAGAACAAGGAGCTGGCCGGGGGCCTGGCGGTCATCCTGACCACACTGCTCGCGCCCGCGCTGGCGGCCATGGCGGTCTCGGCGGCATCGGCGGCCGCCGCCATGGTGGTCTCCGGCGCGACGACGGCCGGGTACTACGCCCTAGTCGCGGCCACCAAAGCGTGGACGATCGCACAGTGGCTACTCAACGCCGCAATGTCGGCCAACCCAATCAGCCTTATCGTCATCGGAATTGCTGCTCTTGCAGCTGGATTGATCTACGCCTACAAGCATTCCGAGACGTTCCGGCGCATCGTCGATGCGGCCTGGAAAGGCATCAAGGAGGCCGCCTCAGCGGTCGTCGATTGGTTCACCAACACCGCGTGGCCTTTCCTGCAACGCGTTTGGGACGGAATCGCCGACGGCTGGCGCGGCCTCGTGGACACCGCCGAAGGAGTATGGACCGGCATCCGCGACAAGTTCAACGCCATGGTCGATTTCTTCTCCAACCTGCCATCTGCCATCAAGGAGAAGGCAATTGGCATGTGGGACAGCATCAAAGACTCGTTCAAGTCGATGGTGAACGGGCTGATCATGATGTGGAACGCCATGGCCGCCAAGCTGACGTTCACCATGCCGGACATCCCCGGTGTCCCGCGTCGCGGCGAGAGCATCCAGCCCATTCCCTCGCTGCCGATGCTGGCCGCTGGCGGGGTTGCCGGCCGGACCACCGCAGGGCGCCTCTGGGGGCCGGGCAACGGCACCAGCGACTCGATCATCGGCGTTGATACACGCGGGTACCCAACAGCTTTGGTCTCCACCGATGAGGGTGTAGTCAAGGCCGCGGCGATGCGCGGAAACGGCGCCGCCATCGTCGCGGCCCTCAATGCCGGATGGGTGCCCTCGGCAGAGTACCTGCGCGCGATGCTCATTGACGGCGGCCTGCCCCGCTATGCCGAGGGACTGAACCCCGGCGCCGATTTTCTGCGCACCACCATCATGCAGATGTGGCCCAAGATCACTCGCATTGGTGGCCGCCGCTCCGAAGATGGCTACGGCGAACACAGCACGGGCAACGCCATCGACGTCATGATCCCCGACTACAACTCGCCCGAGGGCATGGCGCTGGGCAATAGCGTGCTGGCCTTCTTGCAAAAGAACGCCTCCACTCTCGACGTAAACGGGATCATCTGGCGCCAAACCTCATACGGATACGGCGGCAGCTTCGCCACCGGGACCGGCATGCCCGATCGCGGCACCCCGACGCAGAACCACATGGATCACCTGCATGTGATCCTGGGCAAGGGGCGCGGCGTGGGTGCGGCCCCGACTGCTGCGCCGACGGCGGCGCTCTCCGGCGGTGCGGGCGTGGCCGCTCCGCTGTCGGCGGGCGGCGGTGCCGGTGGCGGCATCCCCGCTGGTGCGACTGCTGGCGTTGGCCCCAACGGTGAAGCGGGCTACTACCAGAGTGATCCGCGCAAGGTGCGCGACGCCGAGCAGAAGGTGGCCGACGCCGATGACCGAGTGAAGCGCGCCGAGCAGCGGGTGGCCGAGTTGGGCAAGAAGGCCAAGGAGTCCGAGCGGATGACCGCGCAGGACAACCTGGAGAAGGCCAAACGTGAAGCCCGCGATGCCCGAGATGACTTGGAGCAGACCAAAAGGGGCAAGTTCACCGAGACGAGGCAACCCAAGGGCGGCAATGGTATTGGCGGTGCCGGTGGCGGCGGTGACCTCAGCGGTGCGGGCGGCATCTTCGGATCGTTCCTCAAGGAGACATTCGGGCTTGACGGGTCATGGCTGCCGGACATCTCAAACTTCGGCCCCCTCAAGATGTTTGACTCATTCATGACGGCCTTCAAGGGGCCGATCCAGGGTGCCATCGACGGGCAGCTCGGCATCCAGCAACCCGGCTGGACACCCGGCTCGGACTGGCAGCCGTCCTCGGCGGCCCCGGTGTCCGCTGGCGGTACCGCCGCGCCCGGTCAGGGCAACGCCCCCGGCACCGAGGGCGGTCTGAACATCGCGGGCCTGAACCTGCCCGGTTTCGCACCGCCCAACGTCGATGCCTCAATCCAGGTCACCGCGAACGGTCCCGGCGCCGACGAGATCGCCACGGCGGTACGCCGCGCCGCACCCGACCAGCAGACGCGGCTGGGCGCTGCGATCCCGACGGGCTTCTGATGGCGCTACCGGCCGACACCTCCTGGGGTGCGCTTCCCGAGCGGATGCGCGCCGAGCACATCGAGTGCCGCATCATCGACACGACCGGCAACGTGTGGCACCTGTCCGGTCCCAACGCGGGCGTCGAGGGCGCCATGATCAACGGCGCCATTGACGGGCTCGGGGAGATCCCCGGCAAGGGCGTGTGGTCCGAGACCGCCAACAGCGCCCCCTACTTCGAGCGGTGGATCGACGGCCGCCACGAGATCGCATTCCGGGCGCTATTGATCGATGATCACGCATTCGGCTGGTATGGCACGCGCCGACGGTTCATGGACGGCCTCAAGGTCGATACACCCTCGTGGTTCACCGTCACCTCACGCCTGTACGGCGAGGTCTGGTTGCCGGTGCTGCGCGACTCGGTGCACACCATCTACGAGGACGACCCGACCGCCGATGACACCAACTACAGCCTTCATGAGCTGGTGCTGGCGGCCTCTGGTGATCCCCGCTGGCGGCGGCCCGACCGGGTGGGCATGTGGCAATCGACCAACGGGCAAAAGGTCGGCTCGATCCGTGTGGTCAATCGCAGTGACGTACCGATCAGGCCCTACTTCATCTGCGAAGCACCAGGACGGATCAAGCTGCCCGATGGGCCGGCCGCTGTCATCACCGCCCCGGACGCCGAGGACCACATCGACTTTCCCGGCCTGCTCGGACTGTTCGGCTTGTCCTGGCTCACCCCGCGCGGTCTGCGTCGGCACCGCGAGCCCGAGATGGTCATCGACTTCACGCTCTACGAGGACGAGCACACCCTTATCGACACCGACCCCTGCAACCGCATCGCCATCAGCGACAAAGACCCGGTGGACAACATCGGGTTGCAGTTCATCCGCAACTCCGAGATCGCTTCACTGATCACCGGAAACGCTGGCGAGCGCGGCCAAACCATCATGGAACGGCTACGCGGGCAGGGCTTCTCGGTGCCGATCCCGGCGCGGTCGGAGGCCTCGCTGCCGGTCTATCACTCCCGACCCGGTGGCCGCATCTGGTGCGTGGTACCCCAGAGGTTCGACCATGCCACCTAGCGCCATGACCGGCGCGGTGATGGACCGGCTGGAGTCCCAGCGGTACGCCTACATCAACAGACCGCCCCAAGTTCCGCTCTTTCGGGTGTGGGATAAGGACTTTCGTCTGTTGTGCCAGATCGCCGACCCCGAAGAGGCGGTTTGGGAAGAGCTCGACGACAAGGTAGGCGGCGCTCAGGTCACCATCGCCGGGAAGCGGTTCGCCTGGCTGCGCAAGCTCATCACGCGGGACATCCCGTATGACGAGAACCTGATGCTGACGGTGGACCCCGATGTCACCAACCCGCACGATTACAAGGCGCGGTGGGGTGGCTGGATCGATGACATCGACGACATCGTGGAGGCCGGACAACCAACTCGAACAGTGTTGAAGTGCACCAGCTTCCGTGATCACCCATCGTTCATTTCCGTAGCCAGTAACCCTATCTTCCCGCCCGAGGTGCAGGCGCCCAAGATTTTCATGAATGGCGGCCCGACCGCCTGGACCTGTGCAAGTACGGCTTTTATCAACCTGTTTCGCATCTACACTCTCAACGGGTTTCATCCGATCCCGCGAAACCTGTTCGCCCCCAAGACATGGCTGGAAAACCTGCATATCTTGAATTGGCCGATTCAGGTTATGCCGATGGTGCCGTTGCTGGACCAGACGCGGTGGTGTGTGCTCTCTTCGCGCTGGAAGTCGCTGGAAGAGGCGCAGGCGCCACTGCTCAAGGACGCGGGCGTGACGTGCCGCGCCTACACGTGGCTGCCCACAGATCCGGCCCCGTACACCATGTTTGGCCCCGAACTGGCCGAGATCTTCCGACCCAAGCGGGCCTGCATCATCTTGTCCTACGAGGACAACTCGGGCGTCGGCGGCCCCACGGGAACGCTGATCGATGGCGCCATGAACCTCATCGCAGCAACACTGGATGACTTTCTGGCATCTACCATCATCCCGCTGGACCAAGACGGCGACGGCATCCCCGATCCGTTCATCCGCAAGCTGCTCGGCGTAGCACCCAAGCCATCCCCCTACACATACCGCGACGCAGAGCACGGCGGTATCCGCAAGTCCACCATGTCAATTCACAAGCGGCGCGCCGTCACCATCCTGACCGGCGGCAAGAGCCCGGCATGGCTCAACCAGGCCATCAGCTTCATGATCCGCTACGGCCTGGCCCAGCTTTCCCAGGTGATCAACTACGGCCTGGGCGCCTACCAGCAATACGGTGTCAACGGACTTGACAACCTCTATCAGGGGCAGCTCGACGACGTGTTTTTGCCGTTCATGCAGTGGCGCAACCCATTTGCCTCCGCGAAGGCCGGACCCTATGCCCGCAACGAGTTCATGGCATCGGGCTCCGGATCGGCGTACACCGTCAGCTCAATACAGGCCATCGCCGACGGCGACCACAAGAACCGCGCCTATGTCTCGTTCAACCAGGACGTGGGCGATGTGGCACCGTTCGTGATTGACAAGGATTTCGGCCTGGGACACCGGGTCAACGTCGAGCGTTCCGAGATCCTGTACACCGAGCAGGTAAAGGGCATCCGCCGCACCCTCAAGCGCGGTGAGCCCTGCCGCCCAACACTTCTCGTGGGCGATGACACCCGCGAGGAAGACGGGCTATTGAGGGCATTTCGCACCATCGGCGACGTGGCCAACTTCGCCGCAACCATCGCATCCGCAGGAGGCATGTTCTAGTGACCGACGCTCTGGTCTTCCCCGAATTCCCCTATGACCGCAAGTTCACGCGCGCTGAGATCGACGAGATTACCGACGAAGCACGCAAGCTCGCCGACGCCCTGCGCGACGGCCAGGCCCCCAACGGCGCCACACTGTGGATCGACGAGAGCATGCTCCAACTCTGGTGCGTGCACGGCGTTTTGGCCGGTGTGCGGGTGCATCCGGATCTGGCGTACATCGTGGCCATCAAGCAGCCCGACCAGCACGCGGTATTCGAGGACTCGGTGCAGTGGGTGCTGCGCGAGGACGCGCCCGAGATCGATCCCGAACAGGACGAGGCCGAGGCCGAGCGGATTGCCACCGCACTGACGCAACGACTTCCCGACGAGGTGCGCCGTCTGGTGGCGCAGAAGATGACCGAGGCCTTCAACGAGGCGAACAAGGAGGACAGCCGTGGTTGACGTATTGCCCAGTGCCCCAGTCTGGCTGGGTGATCATCGCGGATTGTTGAGGTTCTACGCCTACCAGCGCAAGCCCGGTGACCCGCCCCAAACCATCGGCACCTTCACCCTCGATTCCGAGGATGCCGTGGTGGTGCTCAACGCGCTCAAGGGCGAAAAGGGCGAGCCGGGCACCCCCTCGCCCATCATCCGTCCACAGTGGGGCCACGGCTATTCCAGCGTCGCGGCGCTGCACGCCGGAGAGAACGCCCTGACGACGCTCGACGCGGGCCGCGCCTGGTACCTCAACGGCACCTGGAACATCTGGACCGGCAGCGCATGGCGCCAGGAGCAGGGCAGCCTGGAGGGGCCTCCCGGCCCCACCCCGGACCTGTCGATGTCCGCCGAGATCGTCCCGCAGCCGGTCTCTGGGCCGTACGGCGAGATCGTGGTGGACCGCAGCGGTACCGACGAAGATCCACACTTTCACCTCAAGATCCCCGGCATTCCCGGTCCGCAGGGCGACAACTCCACGATCCGGGGCTCGCTGGACTACGACAACAGCGCGGACCCGCTCGATGGCCAGGGCATCGTCTTTGACATCACCAGCGGCAAGTTCAAACCCGGCGATATGTCTCCCTACGCCGCCGAGCTGTACACGATCCCGCAGGGCGCATTCCAAAACGGCAGCTTCTCCACGGGCGAGCAGATCATCGCGCAACTGACAATCGAGGCACGCTCGACAGCCTGGTACCCCGACGTGATGGGCCACGTGCGGTGGCGCCGCGCCATCTTGTCCTCGGCGCAGGTACAGATCGAGGTCCGCATCGAACCGGAAAACAGCTCACCGTCGGTGCCGGGCAACGCCCCGATCTGCGCGCTGGGGCCATTTGACCCGTCCACGCTGGACACCACGACCGTCTCGCACATCGCCCCGCACTTCTCCCACGAAGGCGACCCGATGCGCGCGGTGTCGCCCACCTCGGCGGTCGGGCGCATCCCGGCCGGCCAGGCGGTGAACGTCTATGTGATCGCCCGCCGCATCGGCGGCAACGGTTCGTACATCATCGACGCCGAATGGTCCCAGCTGGCCCTGCGCGCCTACCCCGTGAGCTGACATGCCCAGAGTGGTTGACCGGCGCCCGCGCCGGGTCGCAGACAAAGACCCCCTCGCCGGGCTACTGGGCTATGACCTCACCGAGGCCGCCGAGTACGCCGGTCAGGGCATCCGCGACTTCATGTTGCAGATCCGCGACACGTGGGCACAGTGGCTCAGGGACGCCACGGGAATCGACCTGACGGCCGCCAATGAGTTTTTCGATTACCTTGTCTCCGAATTTCTTTCACGCAGCCAGCTCGACCTATCGAGCCCGCAGAAGTTCGTCGAAAGCCTCGGCGACCTACTGCGGACCGGCGCCGAGGAACTGTTTAACAACAGCGTCATCGCTATCTCGCGTATCGGCAACATCATCCAGGACTTGATCAACGGTGCGGGCGAGTTCCTGACCGCCGACAGCGTGAAAAGCAATCCGTTCTGGTCTTGGGATTCCGTGATGCCCGGCTTTATCTCGGGCGGTTCAATTCGCGCGACCGCCAACGGCACACAGCAGGTCATGCGTTCAGAACCTTTCCGGGTTTTCCCTGGCCAGACCTTGGAGCTGCGCGCGGCCTCGCAATGGACCGGCGCCAGCGCCACCCCCGGATCAAACCCGGTCAAGGTCGGATTCACCCCGTTCGATGAGGCGGGCAATCCGCTGGCCGATGTCATTCGCGGCACCTTGCAACCCTCCGGTGATCATGGCTGGCAATGGGTTCCAGTACAAGAGAAATGGCCGGTGCCCACCGGAGTCAAGTACGTCTCGCAGCTGCTCATTCTCGATAGCGGCGCGACCGCTGGAACCTTCCGATTCTCCAATGCCTCGGCGTGGGCGTCGAACCTGCTGGACCTACGGTTGGTCAAGGACCTGCGCGAAATGGTCGATGCTGTTGGGGGAGCGGTCAATTCCGGTGTGCACGACATTGAAGAGCGCTTGCAGGCGATCACCGCTGACGGCAAGATCACCGCGACCGAGATTGTCGGCCTGATTCAGCAGGCCCAAGTCTCGGGTCTGGTGATCATCCAAACGGTTCTCAATCAGATCCGCGACGTTGTCAACGGCAACGTGGTCACGCCCATCAACAATATCGTGCAGGACTTCATCGCCTGGTTTGGCTTGAATCAGAACAAGACTCAGAAGCTCACCAGCGGTGGCTACTTGAGCACATCCGATGTAGTCGGCAATTTCGATATGAGCCGGGTCGATGATCTTGTCGATAACCTCGGCAACATCCTGTCCGGGGTCAAGGACGGCGCCGACGGCGTGGGCACTGGCACCACGGGCGCTATCGGGGATCGCATCAATCAGGCCAAGGACTCGCTACTGGCGCTGCTGGGCCTGTCGCAAGACGCGCTCAAGAGCGCTATCGCCGCACAGACCACGTTGCAAGAGCAGGAGACCGAGCAGAACACCGGCGACGGCAACAGCTACAGTTTCGTGTTCTCCGGGGCAGACGGGGCCGCGCTGAATGCGACCGATTGGACCACCGGCCCCACGCCCGGCGATATCACCATCAGGGGCGACTCGGGATATGCGGGCGTCAAGAACGGCAACCCTGACGGGTACTACTTCGCCAGCCCCAACTACACCTATGCCAGCGACGGACAGTCGGCCTCATTCGTGCTCGGCAACACCCAAAACGGAAACTACTACTCCGGGGTGTTCATTCGCTGCAACGCCGATCGCACCACCGGCGCCTACTGCCTGGCCAAAGAGGGCGAGGTCCTCGTCGGCAAGTTCACCCGCTCGGGCACCAGCTGGACGTTCGCCACACCGATGACCTTTCAAGGCGGGCTGTCATCGGTCAAACAGGGCGCCCGTATCGAAATCCGTTGCAGCGGCAACAACTTCTTTGTCCGCGTGAACGGCAAGCCGGTCACCTCAGCGACCGATGTCGCGGGCGCCATCGCAACCGGCCCGGACTATCGATACGCCATGTTCTGTGTTCAGCGGGCAACGTCGTGGTTCACCTATGACTCCTACCGCATCGCAGCATTCGCGATGTCCGATTACAGCCCCTCGGGAGGTAGTGCCACCTTGTCGAACGCGTGGAGCCTAACCCGCTCGTCCACATCGGGTTTCACCTATACCGACCCCATCACCTCAGCGGGCCTGCTACCGGCGTCGTTTTTCACCTTCACCGACTACGCCAATGGCGTCACCATCACCGACCTTGGCCGGGGCGCGGTGACCGTGGACCAAGCCGGGCTCTACAAGCTGGCAACCACGTGTCGCCCGTACTCGGCCAAGGGGCCGGTGACCCCGCATTGGTGCCTGTACCGCAACGATGTTCAGGTCACCGGAGCTATCGGCCCCGGCGCCGAATTCGAGATCCTGCTCAACGCGGGCGACAAGATTCAACCCGCCCTGATCGTTGTCGATTACGACGTGCGCTCTAACGGCTCCACCGGCTCGGAGACCGTTGTCTCGCGCACCATCACCCAAGTATTCGGCGTGGCCTCCTTCACGGGCCGAAAACTCATCTGACACCACAGGAGAACTCACCGATGACCTCACCGCAAGCACCAGCCACCGTCGATGATGACGAGGATCTGATAGACCCTCCGGCCCCCTCGCCCACCCCAGATCCGCCAGCACCGGAACTGCGGCAGGAACCGCCCACGCCACCGCAGACGCCAACCACGCCCGAGCCAAGCACCACATTCACCATGCCCGAGCTGCCCGGAATCACTTTCGCCGTAATCCGCGGCGGACTAGATCACGAGGGTAAGACCAACCCCGCCAACTGGATTGAAATCACCGGCACCGATGACGGTGGAAACATGGTCTCTCGAGTGGGGTTCGCGGGGCCGTAAGTGTCCTGGTCGCCCAACCCGAGCATCCCACCACGGCGCTCGGGCGGTACATGGTCGCCCAATCCGGCGGTGCCACCACCGGCAGGCAACGGCGCGTGGTCGTGGGTACCGCGCGTCACCGCGACCGACACCAACATTGGCTTAGACTCCGCGACCCTGCTAGCCCACCTTCTTGCCACCGAGACCGCGACCGGCGCCGACAGTGCCGCACTACTGGCCCACTTGGCCGGCCGCGAGGACGGACTCGGGTTCGACGCGGCCATGCTGCTCGCCCATCTCACGGGTACGGACACAGGTATCGGCGGTGACTCGGCGGCGGCCGTGCTCAAGTACTACGGCAGCGGTACCGACAGCGGAATCGGCTACGACAGCGCAGCAATGCTCGCCCACCTCACCGGCCAAGAGTTCGGGCAAGGCCATGACACCGCGACCCTGCTAGCGCACCTGACCGGATTCGACACCGGCTCCGGATACGACAGCGGCACCGCCGTGTTCAGCCCGCACGCACCCGAGACCCAATCGTGGTCAGCGCCGGGGACCATCACCTACAACATCCCGTCCTGGTGCCGGTACATCGACATCGTGCTGGTCGGCGGCGGCAACGGCGGCGGTGGTGGATTCGCCGGATTCATCACAGGTGGCGGCGGCAACGCGGGCAACTGGTCACACGTCACCCTCGAACGCGGCGTAGACATTCCCTGGTCGGCCACCTCGATCACATTCGTCATCCCGGCAGCCACACCCGGTGGCACACAGGGCAACAAGGGTGCTGGCGGCGGCACCGTCACCGCCTCAGTCGCCGGGTCCGGATGGGCCGGGCTGTCGGCGACCGGAGGCACCGGAGACCAATTCGGATCCACCCGCAACGGCGCCTCGCCGGGCACCCACACCTACAACGGCGAGCCCTACGTCGGCGGTGCGGTGCAGACCACCAGCCAGGCCGCAGGAAACCCGCCCGGTGGCGGCGGTAACGGCGGCACCGGAAACGCCTTCAACGGCAACCAGGGCGGCGCCGGGGCTCCAGGCGGGGCCTGGGCACGCGCCTACCAGTAATCACACAACAGGAGGACGCATGGGCGCCAACTCAGCGCATCAAATCGATATCTGCAACAAGATCGCAGCGGCGGGAAACACCATCAAGGCATGCAGCGGTGACCCTGGCACCGGCACCAGTGCTGCAAACGTGATCGCCTCAACGCCAGCATCATTCAACACCACCTGGCCCGCAGCCACAGACGGTGCGGGCGCAGACGCCGGATACGCGGTCTCGCTCGGATCAGCGGGCACATTGCAGATCCCGGCCTCCACGGTGGTCAGTCACTACGCCATCTTCAACGGCTCCACCTATCTGCGCGGCCGCGCACTCGATACCCCAATCACCGTGGGCGCCAGCCCCGTAAACATCGACATCACTCCCAAGACCCGCTACAAGGGCGGCCAATGATGCGCCAGCCGCTCGCCGTGGCCGCCCTGTGCCTCACAGTGTTCGGCGCCGCATTTCGCCTCGGCTGGTGGGCATCTGACCAGCTTTCGTCCTACGCCCAAGAAATCGACCCACGTATCGAAAAGGAGTACACCCGATGAGCTTTCGCACTGTGAACGGCAACACCCATACCGAGGACGGCTGGCGGTGCTGCAATCGGGATGAATGCGACATCGTGCGCATACCCGAGCTGTACCTCGTCGATACCGCACCGCTGCGCAAGGGCGCGCCGCTGACCATCCTCGGCGCCTGGTTGTACTGGTATGACCGCAACGTCGAAGAGATCACCTCCCCGGTCTGGGGGTGGTCGGCCACCAACGATGTCCTCGGCACTCCGGGTCGCAATGACGGCTCTAATCACTTGTCGGGCACCGCTGTTGACGTGATGGCACCCAAATACCCATGGCAGCAGTACACGATGAACGCCGCCACACAGGCCAAGGTCCGCAAGGGCCTGGCGCTGTTCGAGGGCTCCGTCTTCTGGGGACGTGACTGGTCGCGCCCCGACGAGATGCACTACCAGATGGCCTGGCCCGAGGGCGACAAACGCAATGACGCGTTCGCCGCCAAGCTGCGCGCCGGATACCTCGGCATCTACGCCCCTGCACAGCCTCCAGCGCCCGTGCAGAAACGTTTCCCGCAAGACCTTTCCGACCGCGAGCTGCTGGAGTACATCGCCGAACAACTCGGACCGGGACACCCTGACTGGGCATCAAAGGGAATGACGCTGCGCGACAAGGTGTGGTCCAAGTGATCCGCATCGGCGACCGCAACCAGGCCGTCCGGCAGTGGCGCGCCGTGATGAACGACCGATACGGGCCGCTCTACACCCGGCTACTAGGACCGCTGCCCCGCGACACCGACGAGTTCGGTCCGCGCGCCGCGTCCTGGGCAGCCGAGTACCAGCGCCGCACCGGCCAGATACCCACCGGGCAGGTGTCCGACGACGACCTGCGCGCGTTGGGCATTGCGCTCCCGGCCCCACCCGAGGGCCGCCACCTCGGGCTGATGTTCCGGGGCACCGGAGGCATCATCGGCCAGGACTACGTATCTCGTGTTATGCAGGCCGTGGCCAACCTCGTTGAAGAGGTACACCCCGAGTTCGCCGCGACCATGGGTGGTCTGCCGGTCGGCGCCGCTGGCGGTCCGGGCGATATTTCGATGGCCAAGGCCGTGGACATCGCCGAGGCCGACGCACAACGCATCTTCCTGGAGCGCTACCGGATCAACCCCAACATCAGGGTCGTCATCGGCGGGTACTCGGCGGGCGCCGTCGCGGGCGCCCGGTTCCGCGCGTGGCTGCTGGAGCACTATCCGAACAACTACCTGTGCTCATTCAGCATCGGCGATCCCACCCGGCCCTACGGTGGCAGCTACTACGGTGGCCCCGTCCTTGCTGGACAGGGCATCTCGTCGTGGCGGTTCGGCGATGTCAAGGACTACCGGCACTGCTGGCTCACCGAGCCTGGCGATATGTACGGCAACATTCCCCTCGGTGTGGTCGGGGACATCATGGACGACTGTTTCGACATGGTGACAGCGTTTCAGCTCTCGGATCCACTCGGGGCCGCTGGCGCCATCCTGCCGAAAATCCCCGAGATCGCCACCAAGGCCTTGGGTATCGAGCTGCCCGCCGTATTCGGCTCCCTCTCTGGCGGCCCGGCCGGCATTGCAGCCATCGGCCTGCCGCTGGTCATGGGCGGGCTACAGGGCCTACTTGGGTGGGGCGATGTCAACAAGCTGACCGGCCCGGCCGCCGCAGCACAGGCCGCGATCATCGCTCTGCGGTTCGTCACCGCCAATCCCCCGACAGCGCCACACATTCAGTACGAATTCCGTGAAGTGTGGCCCGGCCAAACCTATCTCGGCCTGGCCATCCAGCACGTGCGCGACTGGTGCACCCGCACCCCCGCCATAGCCGCGTAACCACCACCCCTCGAAAGGATCTCGAAATGCCCAACGACAACGTACGGTTGGCAATTCATGCCGCCAGCCTTCTCACCTTTCTCATTGCTGTGGCGATCCTCGTTGGCGTCAACCAGCTGGAGAGCTCCGAAGCGCTCCAGTGGATCACCATCGGCGCCGGTCTGATCACTGCCGGGCTGTCCACAACCAAGATGATTCAGGACCGGCGCGGCAACGGGCCGGACGGGTCGGCTCAGTGATCCTGCCATCAATCCCGATCACCGAATGGCCCCCACTGCCTCCGCTGGCCCGCGACGGATGGGAACTGGCCACCTGGATCGTCATCGCCCTGGTCGTGCTCGTCCTCGGCCTGTACCGCAAGGATCTTCGCGCCGTGCTCCACCAGGTCAAGAACAGCCACAAGACCAACCTCCGCGACGACGTGGACGGAGTTGGTGACCGACTCGACGACGTGCTCGACCGGCTCGAAGAGTTTGGCCGCGACCTGCGCGGAATGCGCTCCGATATCGGCGGCCTACGCGGCGAGTTGAGAGAAGAACGCAAGGACCGCTTAGCATTCGAGCACCAGGTAACAGAGAAGCTGCGCGACTCAAACTAGCCGACTGAGAACGTCCCTGCTCAAATCCACTGAGCAGGGGCGTTTTTCGGCATTCCTAAGCCTTGTCGGCTTGGCATGACGGCACAACGTGATCGTTGGTGATTGCGTGCAGGTACCAGACGTTCCTGTCTTGTGCCAGCTCAAATGTCGCCTCCGATGCTGCCGGGGCTTGGATTTGAGGGTCGTTGATTGTCCGCTGCGTGACGGACGTGTACGTGTAGCAGATGACCAGTGTTGCGGTGGACGCATTCAACGCAGTCGCGGATGTGGCGGCGAGATTCAAGGGGCCGGTTGGGTAGCTTTCGGCCTCGTCGGTTTCTTTGTTGCGGCCCACCGTTCCCAGTGAGCGCGCATCTTCAAAGAGTGCATTCCATGCCGTCCCGTCCAACTGTGGATCAACGATGGCCACGTACCGACGGTAGCTGGGACTGCCTTGCCCCGGTGCTCGGTAGCCTTCCACGGCTGGCCATATGTCCTTGGTGAACCTGGTGACTACCCCGTCTGTGTCGGGTGTGGGAATGGTGGACGTGCTCGCGGCGGGCGTTGTCTCGCGCACGTTCGTTGCGGTGCAGCCCGCCACCATCGCAACGAACAGCAGCGAGGCGAAAAGCCTTGTGGGTTTCACGGATTGAGCCTCAGTACATCGGTTATCCGCCCATCCCTGTTTGCATTGTCGATGCGCACCGGCACACCAGAGTAGGGCGCGTCAAGCATGAAGCCATTGCCGACATAGATGCCCGTATGCTCGGTGCCGCCGTTGAAGAAGACGAGAACATCGCCGACCTGGGCCTTGGAGCTGATCTGCGCGGACGGGATCTGTACTGCGTCAGGCACTTTAGTCAAGTGTTTGCTTATGTCAATGCGATCGGTCCCCGAACCGAGTTCCTTGCCGTCTGGCCTCTCGAATACGTCAACACCCGCGCCCTGCTGGAACGAGTAGCGAACCAAACCGCCGCAATCGAACCCAGTTCGATTCCAGTCCTGATGATCGTCGGCGCCACCGCCGTTGTCCCCATGGCCCTTTGACGGTCCATTCACATCGGTGTTGCCACCCCACGCGTAGGACACGCCTTGCGAGCGGCCAGCGGCCCCGATGGCGCGCAATGACTTATCGCTCACGGCTTCTGGCTTCGGCAACGCCATCGGTGCCCCGATGGCCCGTTGTGTGCCGTCCGCGTTCTTGCCCGATAGGTAGTCTTTCCATGCCTGGTCGCGTGCCGGGCCGGGGCCAACGTTTTGGTCGTACCCGGGCGGGTTATCGGCCATGGGGATCGTCTTGCCGGGGATCATGGTCGGCTTGGCCCCGTTGGGGTAAGGGGGGTTTCCATCGGCGCCGCCGATCGGGCCGGAGGCGAGGATCGACGGGTCGGAGGGCTTGGGATCAGGCGGGCCGACATGTGGCCCATCTGCTACCCCGCCGCCAGGTGTGGTGATCGCTTTGAGTGCGTCGGCAATCTCTGCGTCAACCGCATCGGCCTTGTGGAGCAGCGCTTTCATTTGGTCTTCAAGCTGTTGCTTGGTGGCAACGCTCTGCATATCGCCGAGGGAAACACCGCTCGTGTTGATCGAGCCGTCGTTATTGAGCTTCCAGTGGACCAGCTCGCCGCTTTCGTTGTAGCTGCCGTTGCCGACGATGGTCGCCTTCAAGTAGCGGTACTTCGACTTGATACCCAGCACCTCGTCATAGAGGGGCCGCAGCTTGTCGGCGACAGCCTTGGCCTGATGCCCTTGTTCGTCGACATCCACACGGACCTTGCCGTGGTAGCGGTGCCACGCATCTGCCGTCAGCCCACCCCAGCTGGACAGGTTGGCCTGCACTCCCTCGAGAGTGTCGCCGAGCTTCACATGCGATTTGTGAATGCCATCCATGGTGCCGATGACGTTCTCCAGCCCTTGAGCGTCCCAATGCTCGATATCGTCGCACTCGGCCATCTACCGGCCCCGCCCGTACTGGTCAGCGTTCAGGTCATCCATTGCAACCACCTGGCCGGTGAACTCCTGCATCCCGATCCCGTGCTCGGTCAGCTGGTGGTGCAACGCCCGCTTCTGGTCGGTCAACGCCGTGTGCGCCGACTCCAGCGCCCCTTTGGACTGACCCCACATCTGCGACACCGCGGACTCAAGGGCTCCGTGGTGGCCGTCGTGCTCAGCCTTGGATTGCTCCACCGCGTCGAGCAGGCGGTTGGACTCGCGCATCATCGGGTCCGGGTGAAGCTCAAACGAGTACGACATATTTGCCCCCTGCGGTAGCTGATGGGGGCAATATACGTGCG